AGCCTCATCAGATTGAGGATGAGTCATCGTTGAGTTCTTGTCAGAGTAATTTTGTGGATGCTATCTCAGATAAAGAGCTTATCTTATTTTTAGATCATAATGTTGAGAGTGAATATAGGGAAGATTATTTACGACTAAAACATGGTGATAAAATTACTAAGAGTAAATTACAGAAACTACAAAATCACGTATTACAACTAATAGAAGAATATAAGAATCTACAATGACAAATAATGCTCCTAAAAAACGTGGCCAGCTCAGTCTGGATGAAGAAAAATTTATTCGTGATAATATAGAGTCTATGTCCGCACAGGATATTGCTGATGCTATTAATAGAAACCTACTAGATTATTTTGAGGATACGTGGATAGGATTAGTTAAACAGTTTCGAGAAGACGTATTACCAGCAGAAGAATTACAGATCAAACAATTTATTACTATAGATATTCTTATTAACCGTAGTATGAAAGATCGTAAGCGTCACATACTAGAAACCGAAAAACTACAAGTTTTAGTAGATAAAGAATATGCTAAGCCAGAAGATCAAAGAGATATTCCTAAGCTTAGTAATATGGAAACACAGCTTAGTTTTGCCAGGAATAGTATTGCTAACTATACTAATGAATATACAAAGCTTTTAAATGAGCAACAAAAGATTAGTAAGGACCTTAAAGCTACTCGTGAACAAAGAATCAAAAGAATAGAAGACGGAAAGAGTAGTTGGACAGGACTAATACGAATGCTAGAAGACGAAGAACTAAGAGAGCGTGAGGGTCGTGAGATGGAGATTCTTGCTATGAGCGCCAAGAAGATATCAAATAAGATGCAAGAATATCATACATATCAGGACGGAATTATCGACAGGCCATTTCTTACTCCAGAAAGCGTAGATAACAATGAATAAGACAGCATTAATTACTGGTATCACAGGTCAAGATGGATCTTATTTAGCAGAGCTATTACTCTCTAAAAATTATAAAGTCGTTGGATTGTATAGACGTAGTAGCATTAATAGCTTCTCTAGGATCGACAACACCATCTTATCTAATTCAAACTTGATCATGGAAGAGTTTGATTTAACAGATCCTAGTGACTGTTCTTCTATAGTCGAAAGATACCAACCGGATGAAGTTTATAATTTAGCAGCACAGAGTCATGTTGCTACTAGTTTTAAGCAGCCGACTACTACTGTGGAAATAGATACTATTGGTGTGCTGAATTTGTTAGAAGCTATTAGAGCACGTTGTACGAAAGCACGTTTTTATCAGGCTAGTACCAGTGAGATGTTCGGTTCCAATTATGTAGAGAGTACGGACCTAGGAAAATACCAAAACGAGGAAACACCATTTGTTCCTCAAAGTCCATATGCTATTTCAAAACTTGCATCACATCATATGGTTCGGGTCTATCGAGACGCATATAGCCTATATGCGTGTGCTGGTATTCTTTTTAATCATGAAAGTCCACGCCGAGGCGAAAATTTTGTTACTAGAAAAATTACGAAATATATCGGCAGTCTAGTCAATAAACGAATAGATGGTTCTGTAGTAAAACTTAAGCTAGGTAATTTAGATGCAACTAGAGACTGGGGACACGCTAAAGACTATGTTTATGGTATGTATTTAATGCTACAGCAAGATAAGCCTAAAGACTATGTATTGGCTACTGGAGAATCTCATACAGTAAAAGAATTCCTAGAATTAGCTTTTAATAGTGTAGATTTAGATTATAGAGACTATGTTGTGGTAGATCCAGAATTTTATAGACCTTGTGAAGTTCCATTTTTAAGAGGCGATTCTACATTGGCTAGAAAAGAACTTGGCTGGGAAAACAAAGTATCCTTTCAGCAATTAGTATCCGAAATGGTACAAAATGATGTGGCTTAACTATGAAAAGAAATTTTGGAGATCCTCAGTATAAGGAATGGCGAAAAAAGGTTTATGCTAGAGATCGTCATCAGTGTCGTTGGCCGCATTGTGGATCTAGAAAAAAACTTAATGCTCACCATATAAAAACTTGGGCGCATTTTCCGGGTTTGAGATTTGAGGTAGCTAATGGAATTACGCTATGTAAATATCATCATGATATGATTAAAGGCATGGAAGAAATTTATGCAGCAGTATTATTAAGACTAGCGAGTAGTAACAATGAACAATAATAATAAATACAAATATGATAATTTTACAGTAATAGTAGATACTAGAGAGCAGCAGCCTTGGACATTTGAAAACTATACTGTTGCTAATAGAAAACTAGATACTGGTGATTATAGTGTTGAAGGACTAGAAGAAGTTCTTTGCATAGAACGCAAACAAAGTGTAAGCGAATTCGCTAATAACATTACGGAACCAAGATTTAAAGACGTAGTAGAAAGAATGAGTAAATATAAATATTCTTTTTTACTTCTAGAATTTGACCTAGAGAATGTATTGTCTTATCCAGTAGGTTCTGATGTACCTAGAAGAATGTGGGAGAAACTAAGGATTAGTCCAGCATTTATTTTAAAACATATTATTGAGCTACAAATATATCATAATATAAAAGTATTATTTTGTGGTAATGCTTCTAATGCTAATAATATGGCTACTTCATTAATGAGAAAGATAGATTATATTGAACACAAACATAATCAAAAGTAATTTCGACGATGCTTGGCTAGGACTAGGAGATCTTAGTCAACTAGCAGTTCCTCCCAATCCAATGATTCACAGAGATGAATCAGACATAGAAAATCCAGACCTACATCTGGTTCGTATTCTACGAGATCCTAAATATCTTGGCTCAACCTGTAAACTATTACTAAACATCGAACTACATCCTCTACAGATAGCCACACTACAAGAAATGTGGATCCGACCATTCCCAATGCTTATTGCTAGTCGTGGTTTTAGTAAAAGCTTTACATTAGCTTTATATTCTATATTAAAGTGTAGCTTTATTCCAGGAACAAAAATTGTTATTGTAGGTTCTGGTTTTCGTCAGAGTAAACTAGTATTCGAATATATGGAAACTATGTGGCGAAACAGTCCTATTTTAAGAAGTATATTTAGCAGTAATGATGATGGTCCTAGACGAGACGTAGATAGATGCACTATGAGATTAGGTGATAGTTGGACTATTGCTATTCCTATGGGTGACGGCAGTAAGATTAGAGGTTTAAGAGCACACATTATTATTGCTGACGAATTTGCTTCTATATCTCCAGATATTTACGAAACGGTAGTCTCAGGCTTCGCAGCAGTTAGTGCTAGTCCTATTCAGAATGTTAAAGAACAAGCTAAACGACAAGCTATGATAGATGCTGGAGTATGGAATGAAGAATTAGATACTATCACAAAGAAGATGGGTAATCAAGCCATTATATCTGGTACTGCCGACTATGACTTTAAGCACTTTGCCGCCTACTGGAAACGATATAAAACCATTATCGAGAGCAAGGGGGATCCTCTAAAGCTTAAAGATGTATTTAAAGAAGAGATACCTGAAAACTTTAATTGGAGAGATTATAGTATCATTCGTATTCCTTATGAATTAATTCCTAAAGGCTTTATGGATGACAAACAGGTTACACGAGCTAGAGCCACTATCCATAGTGGTATTTATAATATGGAATATGCTGCTTGCTTTGTTAAGGATAGCGAAGGATTTTTTAGACGTACTCTTATAGAAAGTTGTGTAGCCTCTGATAAGAATAATATAATTCTACCATCTAGTAATCAGAAGTGTGTAGTATTTGATGCTAGAACTAAAGGAGATATTAAACACAAATATATCTATGGCATCGATCCAGCGTCAGAACAAGATAATTTTAGTATTGTTATTTTAGAATTACATCCAGATCATAATCGTATAGTTTATACATGGACTACTAATAGAAGTAATTTTAAAGATAGACAAAAAACAGGACTAACAGAAGAATATGATTTCTATGGATTTTGTGCAAGGAAAATTAGAAATCTTATGAAGATCTTTCCTTGTGAGCGTATTGGTATGGATGCTCAAGGAGGTGGTATTGCTATTGAAGAAGCTTTACACGATCCTTCTAAAACGAGAGAAGACGAAGCTTTAATATGGCCTATTATAGATCCTAGTAAAGATAGAGACACAGACAATCAACCAGGATTACATATCTTAGAAATGATTCAGTTTGCCAAAGCAGAATGGACTAGTCAAGCCAATCACGGATTACGTAAAGACTTAGAAGATAAAGTATTACTATTTCCTAATTTTGATAACTTAACACTAGGTTTAGCTATGGAGTCTGACGGCAAGTTTACTGTTGATAGTGATCTTAATCCTTTATATGATAGTTTATCAGAATGTATCTTAGAAATAGAAGAACTAAAGAACGAATTGACCACTATAGTAATGACCCAAACCAGCCAAGGACCAAATGCCAGAGATAGATGGGATACGCCAGAAGTTAAGTTGTCTGGTGGAAAAAAGGGTAGATTACGTAAAGACCGCTATAGTGCTTTAGTTATAGCTAATATGTTGGCTCGACAAATGTCTAGAACTTTAGATACTTCTATGACTTATGATGCCATCGGTGGAGACACCAGATCTATAGGCAAAGACAATAATGGACAAATGTATAAAGGACCAGAATGGTTTACTTCTAGTGTTAACGACGATTTTTATCGCGGAATATACAGATAAAAGTGTATAAAATAAAGTATTCATATTGTAATCACATTATATTATAAATAAACAAATATTATGGCTAAATCTAGAAAAAATAGTGATCCTATCCAAAATGCCAGCCAAATCCCAGAAGAAGCATATGTCTTTTGGAATGATAGTCCAGAATCACTAAAGAATGCTCAGGCAGAATCTGCCAAGTCTTTAGACGAATTCACAGGTGTTCAAAGAGCAGATGCTAGTCGTAGATATGGATTTAATTATAGTAATCTAGATACCAATATTTCTGGTAGACCAGGATTAACTCGTAGTGATTACGACTACTTTAGACCAGACGAAGCAGTACCAAAGCGTATAAAGATTATTCTTCGTAGGGCGGATGATATTTATCAAAGAGTTGGACTAGTTAAGAACGTTATAGATCTTATGGGTGATTTCGCAGCACAGGGTATTAGACTAGTTCATAAGAATAAAAGAATAGAAAGATTTTATAGAAGATGGTTTCAAAAAATAAATGGAAGAGATCGTAGCGAAAGATTTTTAAACAATCTTTATAAAACAGGTAATGTAGTTATTAACAGACAAACAGGTAAACTTAGTCTCAAAGTAGTAGATAGACTATATCAGTCGATGGGAGCATCCGATTTACAAATAGTAGACCTAGACCAGATCAAAGTAGAGAAGAAAGAAATTCCATGGAAATATACTTTTATTGATCCTGTATATGTAGAGGTCGCAGCAGGACCATTAGCTTCGTTCGTAACAAACAAAAGATACGAACTACAACTACCAGCTTCTTTACGCAAGATAATCAATAATCCAAAGTCTGATGCAGAAAGAAATATTATTGAAAATCTTCCAACAGAAATTTTGGAGTCAGCAAAAAACAAGAAACCATATCCTCTCGATCCAGATAAAACACTAGTATTTCATTACAAGAAAGATGACTGGCAGGCTTGGGCATATCCTATGATATATGCTATTATGGACGATATAACAGTTATCGAAAAGCTCAAATTAGCAGATATGGCAGCATTAGATGGTGCTATTAGTAATATTAGAATTTTTAAGCTTGGAAGCCTAGAACATAAGATCGCTCCAACTAGAGCAGCCGCAGCAAAGCTATCTAATATTTTAGAAAGTAATGTTGGTGGCGGTACTATGGATCTTGTTTGGGGTCCAGATATAGAACTATTAGAAAGCAATACTAATGTACATCAATTCTTAGGAGAGGGTAAGTATGTTCCTCACTTAAATAGTGTTTATGCAGGATTGGGCATTCCTCCAACCCTTACCGGAACATTCGGAGCTGCTGGAACAACCAATAACTTTATATCACTCAAGACCCTAACCCAAAGATTACAATATGGCCGTGAGGTGTTAGTAAAGTTTTGGGAAGAAGAAATTGCTTTAGTACAGAAAGCTATGGGTTTTAAGTATCCAGCAAAAATAGAGTTTGATAGAATGGATCTTAGTAATGAAGATACAGAAAAAGCACTCTTAATTCAACTAGCAGACAGAAATCTTATTAGTGATGAACTTATTCAAACAAGATTTGGTTTCGATCCAGACATGGAGAAGAGTAGACTTAATAGAGAGGCCAGAGATCGTAAGTCTCAAAGAATGGTTGGCAAAGCTGGTCCTTGGTTTGATCCTCAGTTTGAAAACTCTCTTAAAAAGATATCTTTGCAGCTAGGAATCGCTACGCCAAGCCAAGTGGGATTAGAATTAGGAAAG